ATTAAAATATGCATTTTGTATAATGCCATTAGTGGTATATGTAGATGAATAACCATCAGCGGCAACATAGAGTCTTGCGTTGGTTGTTCCTTGATAATAATATATTCCTAAAATACGAGCAGTTGCAGTAAATACACCGGCAGCATAATAACCGATTGTATCACCTTCACTAAAAGTACCTGTAAGTCCAGTCACTTCAATGATGTTTGCTTTACGGAAATAATTATCAACATCCAACTTATCAAAATATGTGTGTACTGTTGTGTTAATTAAAAGTCCTTTTACACGAACAACAACTTGTTGTGGTCGAATCCAAGGTAAAACACTAATATCGGTAATATATCCATTATTAACAGAATATGTGTTACCAATACTACTATATGGTCCTAATAAGTTATTTTGTTGTTGTAATGTGGAAACTTGATTGAGTGTGGTTGTTGTTAAATTTGAGTTAGTTTCTGTGAATCCTTGAAATCCAAAAGGACTTGGATTAATATTGTGACCTTCAACATTTCTTGAATTTACGGAAGTAACTGCTGAAGTTGTCTGTGAACCTGTAACTGTTGATGAAAGACTCTGCCAATCACCTACTGTTAAAATATTAGTGGTTGTGCAAGCACTAAACACTTGCATATTAGGATCAGTAATCAATAAAGCAGGTGAAAAAGAATTGTCTACCCAAGTATCAATATTAGGAGATAAATTAATTGTTCCTTGTGCTGTTGGATAAGCAAAAGGATTAATGTTTACCGTTCTACTTGCTATTTTTTGAGATATGACGTTAGCAGTTGTGTAAGGTAAAGTAAAGTAATTTACATAACCATCTTGACCAATAGCATAACCTAATTGACTTCTTGTTGTTGGTGAAATAGAACCCATATTGTATGCCAAAGCAAAGGCTTTCAAAGGATAATTATTAACAAGTTGGCTAGCAGTCATCTGCCTTACCCTTTTGTTAATTGTTGCTAAGTAATCAGAATTGTATCCGTCTGCTGTAGCATAACTTGAAAAATCATCCGTCAAGAATCCATTTTTAAATCTGTTTAACCCATAAGCATCTGAAATTTGCAAGCTTTGAGCACTCTGTTCCAAAGAATTTAACGCTGTATAATACTCCACTTGATTGATACGAGTTTCGAGACCAGCAATATCTTGCATTGTGTATCTCTTATGTTTCACTTTTTCAATCGACAAATTAGGAGTAAATCCTGCAGGTGCTTCTGTTGGTAAGAACGCTGTGTAAGGATCTAAAGTTAAATTTGCTATTACCAAAGAACCATCGGGTTCAGCAGGTAGAAGTGGAGTTAAACTAGGTGAGCCTTCAATAACTAAGAAACTTTTATCTTTTGTTAAAACCAGTTTATCTTTTCGTCCAAGAAAATATGCGTAATCACCAGAGAATAATGATAAATCGTCAGGTAACAATGTGCCTGAACGATTTGAGGTATCTCCAGTATCAGCATATCTAAATGTAAACGCTGTGGTATTGTTGAGTCTTGATGGTCTAAAATCAATAGAATCTCTTAGTGGGTATATAATACCTTCAGAACTTTGATAGTTACCAATTTGCTCATAAGCTTCATTACTATAAGACATTCTACTAAAATATCCATCACCGCCAGTATGTGCATAATAATTAACCAAAACTAAAATATTACCAACTGGTTTTGGTGCACCTGGTTTGAGAGTTATACCTGCATGGTCGTAGAAGTTATCTTTCTGTCCATTATCAAAATTAAAATTAGCAGTAATATTATATTGTGAAGCACTCAACATACCAGCATTAATAGCAGTTGCTGGGTTACCAGAATCAATAATTTTAACAATATTTTTAACATCAACCAAATATAAAGATTGTCTAGTTCCTGGTGCTACTATACCTGCATTTTTTATGTATACTTGACCAAAGGAAGAAGTATCGATGAAAGTATTTGAATCACCAGTCACACTTGCTGATGAAGGTGAAACTGTAGAAAACCCACTAAACAAACCTGTTGTATTAGCGGACACTAAAGTTTTTTGTTTTAATATTGTTGTTGCACCAGCATTTTGTACATACACTTTTGCTACAATGGTTGCTGTAAAACCAGACGTAATATCTGCACTAAGTGTTCTGAAAGTTGCTTTTGCAGCTGTTGCGTCTAGTGTTACGGTTCTATTTGCATTAATAGCAGAAATCCAAGGTAAAATGTCTCCAACAGCAAAATTAGAATTCGAACCTTTGGATGTAACGATAACAGTAAAACATTGTTTGATTAAATCGGAACTTAATGTTGCACCAGGAACACCTAAAAATTTAATAATGCCATTATAGTTTGGTGAACCAGAAGCATAATCCAATTCAGCCGAGGTAACACCTCCAGATGCCGTAAAGTTTACACCTCTCCAAACTTGAGTTGTTTCGTATGAAGTATTTGTTAAACTTGAAACAAAAGGATTACCAAGTTTAAATATCATTTCAGGAGAACCACCAGTTTGTAACAATGTATCTCCATTGGCAGTATTACCAAATTTACTTGATATGTCAATCTCTGCTCTACCTATAATATTTGATGGATAGGTTCCTGGAGCTGCCAAAGACATTAAAGATTCTACGTGCGTTAAATTGAAATTTAATGCGAATGTTGTTGTGGAATCTGGTGTTGTGGTAAAATTCTGGTTGACTGTTGCAATCTTAGAAGAACCGTTATACCCAATAATATTTCTGATATCACCAGCACCAGTACCACCAGTAAGAGTAATTGATACTCCAACATAGGCATCGTTTTGTGATGTGTATGTACTTGGTAAAGTAATTGTGGCCGCTGTTCCTGACTGAGCAGTACCTGTGGCAGTATTACCAACTAAATCATTTACAAAAGCTTTGTAAACATACGAATTTGCATTTGCGGAAGCACCAGCAGTACGGTCATAAGTTAAATTTCTAATATAACCAGTAGAAACTAATGTTGATTTATATGCAGCCTCAGAACCAACTGTTACTTTTGAAATAGGAACACAATGTAAATCAATCTGTTGGGTTCTTGTGATATCAAAGAAAGAGGTGTTAGAACCATTTACACTATTAACGTAGAAATAATTACCTACATCAAAATATACTGGATTATTATTTTGTGTTTCTGTTGTTCTTGCTCTGTTGGTAAGAATATCAAGTTGAATAGGGTTTTCTATTCTGTAACCATGAACATAGGCAATACCTTTACCAACACTCATTGTATACTTATTTTCATTTGTTGAATAGGTTTTAGGAGTTAATTTAAAATCATTAACTACATAGTCACCATTTGTTTCATAGTCACGTTTAGCAAAATAATCATCGATGACATTGTAAACCGAACCATCAACAATCTTGGCAATACTACCATTCTCAACACGAATTAACTCGATAAACCCATCATCATCACCAAAGGTTAATGGCCTAGATTCTAAGGTTAATTTAATTACATACCTATCGGCACCAGGAGCTTGGTAATTCGAAGCACCAACAGCAGGATCCAACAAAGATGTGTCGTTGATATAATCGTATACAGTCTCAAAAATGTTTAATCCAACTCGAGCATTTGGTGAACTACTATACTTACTTAGAACAGTAGTTTGTGGATTAACTTGAACAAATGAACCATATGATACTGTAATACCTTCAGTATTTTTATAATTTGATGAGATATAAAACACACCTTGGTCAATAGAAGCTACCGAACTATTACCAACAGCATCAGCTTCGGTACTAACCTGTGCAAAAGTATTGGTAAGTGAAATTTTTAATAATGAATTTGCAGTAAATCGATTACCTGAATTATATGAAACTACTAAAGTTGGAGGATCACCAACACCAGTTTCACCGGTTCCAGGTACTATACCTAAAACACGAGCAGTAATTAAACCAGTTGTATCTTGAATTAATTGGCCAGCAAATAAATCCAAATCAATTGTAGTCCCTTGATAACTTGATTGAAGTTTAATATAATTACATAATAAATTTGTTGTAACTTGACCACCAGTTACCGGAGAATTTTGTTTAAAGATATTATCGGCAAACTTAGTAATCTGGTCCTGCAAGATTGTTTGCGCTTGTGTTAATTCTCTGGCCTGTACGGCGAAACCTGGCTTAAAAAGAATTCTGTGATAATTCTTTGAAGCATCAAAGTCATCATACCATGGGGCAACGTTAAAATTCAGAGGCATTTTATTCCTTTAATATCCTAATACAAACTTGAATTGTTCAGTACCATCATCACTTCTTTCTATGCTATCTCTATTTTCTATATAGGTGATATAACCGGAGTTTATAATGATGTCTGTTGAGTTATTACTTAATAATGTTCTTACTGTTCCTGTCGAACCATATAGTGGCGAACTTAATGATGGAGTGCCTTGTGTATTTATTAGCTTAACCAGATTGGCTCCTTCATCAAAACTAAGTACCGTTCCTGAATATACTATAGTGGTTGATCCTGCAGGAAACACTTGATAAACAGTTTCGGATGAGTTAAACAAACCAAAACCAGCAGAAACAAACACTTCAGTATAAGCTTTATAAATGGCAGCATTAGCGAGTGCTGGATAGGTACTTCTTGCTGAAGGACTTGCTATCAATCCAACTTGGCGATACTCAATATCTGTTGGAATAAATCCATTTTCAGTACCATTAAATTCTGCGGTAATCATAATCCTAGAAGCTCCTAATTCGGTGGCAGGATTAAACCCATGGCCACCTATAGGAGACACAGGAGAAGTCAGGATTGCGCCTGAACCTTGAGTCGCAGTAATGAGTGAAGTATTTGATACAGTAACCGTGGCCGTTGCGTAAGTGTAGTTTGTACCAGGATTAGTAACCGAAACATCTGTGATTTGTTTATATGTTAATGATTGTGTATTTGAATCAATTATTGCTGTGGCATTAGCCCCAGTACCATCACCTGTGATTACAATACTAATAATTGAGTTTTGTGTATCGTAATTATTACCTCGATTAATAACATTAATAGCATCAACACTTCCTGTGCCAGATGAAGATAATAATGGGTTTGGTATATTGGCGGTAACGGGTACTGGCATCCAAAGGATATCCATGAACTTATTTTTACGTCCAATATCTATTGTGTAAATGTATTTCCATTTATACCCATCATCACCGTAAAATATATTATTAGTTTGATAACTTCCCGGTTGAAAAAATGGTTCATTTATCGACTCGGCACGATTTGAATTCCATAAACATTTGAATACTTGGTCATATCTGTTCTTAACGTAAAATGTATACAACAAATAACCATTTTCATCTAAAGCATACATATCTGCATCATCAACATAAGCATCATATATAAAACCAGATTCCCAATCGTTTCTTTGAATTACTGGAGAAATATCATTTGTTGTAATTCTTTTCATTACAAAAATATCTTTATAAGTCGATTTTAAATATTTTTGAGTTTGCAACGGCACCTCAGGTACTGTATCATCAGTCCAAGGAGTTACTCTACCTAAGAAACAATACATTGTTTGTATTGATTTACCATTAGGCAATATAGAAACCGGCGCATAGAAATCTTTTTCTATCTCAGAATAGTTTTGATAATATGTAAGTTTATTTTGATTTGCCATAGTTTATTTATTATGCGTGAATGATGGACACAAAGGTATTTCCTAAATCATTATAGAACGATGTATATCTGGCAAAAATACTTGAAGTGGCTGGAATTACATATGCTATGTTATTGGCTGTTGAATTGATAGCGGAACATCCATGTACAAAAGCCCTACTTTGACTTGAGTTATTTGTTATCCACATTTCAACTACTTTACCAGCAACATAATTGATATGAGCTACCGATATGTCAGCAGAACAATTGGCCCGAATCAATGAATTGTTAGCAAAATCAACTACAATGGACGTCTGAGCACCAGGATAAGTTGTTGGTGTGTAAATGAAACCTTTTTGTGGTTCTACCGTGCCGACAAATGTTACTGTGTTAGCATTAAATGTGGCAATTTGAATAACAGTATTTGTACCATTTTTTGCACTATATAATTCTATTCTAGAACCACGAGCAACATTGGTGAAATTTTCTGTGGCCACAACATCAATTCTAGATACTCCATTTGATGCATATCCAGTTGATCCATAAGCATTACTAGAAATTCTTAATAACACATCATTATTTTGTGATGCTGTAGGTGATGCGACTGTACCTCTTGATGCTCGACCATCTAATGCTGCATATGAATTAACGCCATAACTATCAATAACCACTCTACTTGGTATATCATCTTTACCTGTAATGTGTAACATATAACCATCGCTTGATGGGTTTGATTTTGTACCTGACGATGAACCAACAATTTCAACTAAAGCATTTGTTGATGGTGTTGATGAACTGACGGTAGAAATTATATTAGATGTTCTAACTGCACCAGTAATATTAACGGCACCACTAAATGATGTTGATACTGATTTAATATTATCTACGGAGAATGTGGTGCCTGTAGTGTTGGCAACTACGTTACCTGATAATACAACAGAACCGGCAGCAATTGTTCCTGTGTTTGGAGTTAATGTGATATCACCACCACGGCCACCAAAAGAACTAGCACCAGAATTAACATATACTGCACCACCAGTGAATCCACCAATGTCGGCACCAGGTTGAATGTAAATATCGTTTAGATTATTAACACCAGCTGAAGTCTTAATAACACCAGTAGATTGGAATGTTACATCATTGTTAATAAAAACAAAATTTGTTGTAACATTACCAGCAACAGTTAAACTACCACCAAATGAACCTGTTGTATTTGCTAAAGCATTGTTTGCTTTATCGTAGGCACCTTGTGTGTAAGTATTCTGTGTGTTGTTGATTGCTTGAATATAAGTAATATTGGCACTCAAGTTACTAGCAGTAGTGTTTGCTTGATTGAAAGCGGCTTGTGCTAAACCAGTCGTTGCATTGGCTAGATTAAACCCAGCCTGAGCAGAACCTGTGGCAATATTTGCTTGTGTATATGCTGATGTTGAATAGTTATCTACACCAGATATTCTAGTGTTCTGTGTTTCATTAATACCAAATATCAATGAGATATTGGCATTTGCTTGATTGTTGATTGTTTGTAGGTAAGCAATACTATTGTTTTGAGTTGCTGAAATACCAAACAATACTGCTGAATTGGAGTTAGCTTGAATGGCCACACTCTGTAAATATGAAATAGAACTATTAGCGTAATTGAATGCCGCTTGTGCTAAACCACCTACTGAATTTGCTTTGGCAAAGGCCGATGTTGAATAATTATCAACACCAGAAATTCTGGTATTTTGTGTGGTATTAACACCATATAGATAAGAAATATTTGCTGAGTTTGTATTAGCAACAGCAAAACCTGCCTGTGAGTAGTTTAATGTAGCTGCTGAGGTTCTTTGTATAGAACCATCAGAGAAAACGATATATGATTGTGTGTTTAATGATAAACCATTGGCGGTCATCGAACCAACAATATTATTTGGTTGTGTGCCACCAACTATGAAATTGATTTTAGCACCAGTTGATGCAGTTCCTAGAATTAAATTGCCTTGGCTACTGGTGCTTGATGGACCATAAGAATACAAATAACCATCATAAGCTTTAAGAGCACCATATGTTGCAGTATCATTATAACTTTTTCCGTTAATACCCATGTTAATATAACCAACATCGTTAGTACCATCACTTATTGTGGCTACATAGTCAGAAGAACCATTGGC